ATCGTGGTCCCCCTGTTCCCGGCCAAAACAGCCATCGTCGGCCCCGACAGCCTGTACGAAATGTACGAGGAGGTCATCGGTCTGCTGTCGGTCATCGAGCCCAGCATCCTGGGGGTGCAGGTGGCCTACGGCGGGTACGTGGCCTTCGGGACCCTGGCCGGCGGCGCCTACTGCGCCCTGGACCTCTCCGCGGTCACGTCGCTGCCGACCGCCCTGGAGGGCGCCGAGCTGGCCGAAGCGCAAGGCGTCACCACCGACACCGAAACCGAAGCCGACGAGGGTACGGCCGAGGGCGGCGCCACCCCGGGCCGGCGCAGCCGGTAAAAGGGGGCCGGGCGGTGGCATTCTGGCCGAAACTGCCCGAGGTGCGCTCCCTGCTGCGCTTGCAGCCCGACGCCACCGAGGACGGCCTGATCACCACCGCCCTGGCCGCCGCCATCGACTACGGCAACCGGCGCATGAACTACCGCTACCCGGTGCCCCCCGCCGAGGACGGCACCCTGCCCGACGCCGCCCACGAGGCCTGCCTGCTGCACGCGGCGCGCCTGTACCGCCGCCGCGACTCCATCGACGGCACCCTCGGTTTCGGGGACCTGGGCGTGGTCCGGGTGGGCCGCGTCGACGCCGACGTGGACATGCTCTACGCCACCGTGGGACCCCTGGTGTTCGGCGGATGACCGATATCGGCCCGCATTTCTACTCGGCCGAGCACGCCGCCGCCCACGACGGGGCGATAATGTCGTTCCTGCGGGCCTTCGGGCCCGACACCGCCTCAACCGTGGCGGCCTCGGCGTGGACCGCCATCGTGCTCGACCCCGCCGGGGAGCCGTGGCGCCAGTTCGGGACGGCCTGCTGGGAATGGATTCCCCCCGGCGACCCCGACTACGCCCTGTCCCCGGCCGGTATCCGCTGCCTCACCGAGGGGGTGTACGACTTCACCGCTTCGGTGGTGTTCAACCCGGCGCAGGGGACCGGCACCCGCGGCGTGCAGGTCCTGGAGGTGAAAGGCCCCTACGCCGGGCAGTGGCAGCTGGCCACCTCGGTGCCCCAACCGAAATCGACGAACACCCCGGTGCTGGTGTCGGGCGAGGCCTACCAGTACGCCGGCAACATCGTCGAGCTGCAAGCCTGGTCCGACACCGCCACCACCACCCTGGCCAACCCCCGCTCGGAGTGGCTGTCGGTGTGCCTCATCGCCGCCGCCCCCCCCGCCTACCCCTCCGGTGGCGGCGGGTGACCTGGAACCGCACCGACGCCACCCAAGCGGTGGTGGCGGCCCTGCAGGCCGGCCTGGGGGCCACGGTGTTCGTGTTCGACAAGCCGCCCGCCACTCTCAACCCGCCGGCGGTGGTGGTGGGCCGGCCCGACGTCACCTACGCCACCGCCGCCTACGGTGTCGACCAGGCCACCCTGCCGGTCCTCTGCGTCGGGGCCGTCGACGGCGAGGACACCGTAGACGGGCTCATAACCGGGGTCCGCGCCGCCCTGGCCGAACCGTCCCTGGGCGGCGCCGTCAACTCGTGCGTGGCGGCCGGGGAACGCAACTGGCGCAACGTGACCGTGGCCGGCGCCGAACTTTTGCAGGCCGAAGTGACCCTCACCATCCGCATGTAGGAAAGAAAGGAATTCGATCATGCCGACCGCCACCAAAGACCCCGAAACCGAAGCCGCCGACGGCGGGAACGGCCCGCCCGCCATCTCGCTGACCGCGGCCGGCGACCCCGTCCCGCCCACCGCCGGCCCGCTCATCCTCACCGACGGCTACGTCGAGGTGAACGGCGTGAACCTGCGCTGCCTGGGCATGCATTTCGAGGTCAACCCGGAAAACAAACCGGTCACGGTCACCACTTTCTGCGCCGAGGTGGACTACCCGGCCGTCACCAAATGGCATTTCATTGCCAAGTTCGCCCAGTCGTTCGATTCGGGGGCCACCGACGCCACCCTGCGCGCCGCCGTGAACGCCTACAAAACGTCGGGCACCTACGCCCAGTTCAAAGTGAGAGGCAAGTCGGCGCTGGCGGTGTCGGCCACCAACCCGCAGTTCTCGGGGTTCGTGATCCCCACCGACTACCGCTACATAGGCGGCGACGCCGGCGCCCTGTCCGAGGTGGACGTCGACTGGATTCTCACCGCCCCCCCCTCGGTGGACACCGGGGCGGTGACCGCCACCGGGGCCACCGCCGGCAGCCCCGGGTTCTTCACCCCCTCGGGGGCCAACCCGCCCGCCAACCTGGCCGCCCTGACCGGCCTGGCCGCCACCCCGGCCACGGCGTGGGCCACCGGCCAGTTCGTGCGCACCGCCGACCAGCTCGGCTCGCACTGGTCGGGCAGCGCCTGGGTGGCCGGGGCGGCCTGAGGTGGCCGTCGCTGTCACCGTGGTCGGCGTCGAAGCCCTCCAGGCCGACATGGCCCGGGCCACCCGGGCGGGCGGGCCCCTGGACCGGGCCATGGCCGCGGCGGGGGTGGAGTCGGTGGCCCCGGTGGCCACCGCGGCGCGCGCCGCCGTCCCCCACGAAACGGGCCGCCTAGCCGCCGCCATCACCGTGACCGGGTCCCGCTCGGGGGCCTCGGTGCGCTATCAGGGCGTCGTCTACGCCGGGCCCGTCGACTTCGGCGGCTACCCCGGCGACCGCCCCTACATCCCCTCGGGGCGGTACCTGTTCCCCGCCGCCGCCCAGCTCGGCCCGACCGCCCAGGCCCGCTTCAGCGCCGCCGTGGGGGCCGCCCTGGGCCGTTACGGCTGGACCAACACCGGGCCCGACGCCCATGACTGACGAGCCGCCGGTACGGCTGGAGGCGTCGGCCATGCGCATGCAGCCCAACGCCATGCGCCAGCTGACCAAAGCCACCGGCCGCACCTTCGACCAGCTGCTGGAGTCGGGCGAGCCGGCCGACAAGTTCCAGGCTATGGCTTTCATCGAGCTGAAACGCCGGCACCCCGACATGGACGTGGCCGACCTGTGGACGTTGGCCGGGGAGGTGGAGATCGAGCTGGGCGCCGAGACGGTGGACCCTACCGGCAACGGGCGGCCGACAACCTGGCCGCCCTCTGCCGTTACTGGCGCATGACCCCGGCGCAGCTGGCCGAACTCGACGACGACACCTACCTGGCTTTCGTGCGCTACATGCAACGCGAGGCCGCCGAGGTGGACCGGGCCCGGCGGGCGGCCCGTTAGATGGCGCTCGGCCCGTCCATCGTCGTCAGGGTCTTCGGGGAGCTCACCCAGCTGCAGACGGCGTTCGCCAAGGCCGCCGGGCAGGCCAAATCGGGGGCCGAGGGGATCCACACCGCTTTCTCGGGGGTGTTGGGCGCCCTCAACCAGACCGGGGTGCTAGGCCCCTTCTCGGGCGCCCTGGCCGGGGTGGACGCCGCCATCCAGACCATCGGCGAGCACGCCGACCACGCCGGTCTGCTCATTCTCGGTATCGGCGGGGCCATGGCCGCGGTGGGGGCCGGCCTGTCCGCCGTCGGCTCCAAGGAGGCCGCCTCCCACCAGCAGCTGCAGGCCGCGGTGGGCGCCACCGGCAAGGACTACGACGACTACGCCAAACAGGTCGACGCCGCCATCAAGAGACAGGAGGGGTTCGGGCACAGCTCGGCCGAAACCCAGGACGCCCTGCGGGCCCTGACCCAGGCCACCGGCGACCCCGGCAAAGCGTTGCAATACCTGGGCACCGCCTCCGATCTGGCCGCCGCCAAACACGAGAGCCTGACCACCGCGGCGGGGCAGCTGGGCAAGACCTACAACGGGGCCGGCCGCCTCCTCAAAGAGTTCGGGGTGGACGCCGCCCCCAAAGCCACGGCGGCCACCAAAGGCCTGGAAACGGCCACCCGGGCCGCCCAGAGCGCCGACGCCGCCGCCGGCGACGCCAAACAGAAACTGGCCGACCTGCAGGCCCGCCTATCCGGCAAAACGCACCTGTCCATCGCCGACCAGCAGCACCTGCGCGACGCCGAACAGAAAGTGGTCGACACCTCGGCCAAAGCCCGCGACGCCCACGGCAAGCTAGCCGCGGCCCAAGACGGCGCCGGTAAGGCCGCCGCCGGCCAGGCCGACACCATGGACGCCCTGTCCAAGAAACTGTCCGGGCAGGCCTCCCAGGCCGCCGACACCTTCACCGGCCACCTCAACGCCGTCAAAGCGAAACTGGAGGACACGGTGGCCTCCATCGGCCAGAAGTACGGGCCGGCCATCACCACCGTCGGCACCCTCCTAGCCGGCCTGGGCGGCGCCTGGGAGGTCATCTCGGCGGTCATGGCCGCCGACTGGTTCGCGGCGTTCTGGCCCGTGGCCCTCATCGTCGCCGCCATCGCCGCGGTGGGGGTGGCCATCTACCTGCTGTACCGCAACTGGGACAAGGTGTGGGGGTTCATCAAAGCCATCGTCATGGACGTGTGGCACTGGATCGAGAAGAACTGGCCCATGCTGCTGGCCATCCTGCTGGGCCCCATCACCGCCGCCGCCTACTTCTTCTGGAAGTTCTTCGGGGCCGACATCGAGAAGTGGGTCGGCGACGCCATCGCCTGGATCAAAGGGGCCTGGAACGGCCTGGTCGGGTTCTTCTCGGGGGTCATCGGGTCCATCGGGCGCATCATCGGCGGCATATGGCATGTGGCCTCCGACGCCGCCGGCACCGTGGTGGCGACCATCAAGGGGGCCTGGAACGGGCTGGTCGACTTCTTCGTGGGCCTGCCCGGCCGTATCGGCCACCCCCTTTCGGGCATGTGGTCCGGGTTCGTCGACTCGTTCAAAGGGGCCATCAACACTTTCATCGGGCTGTGGAACAGTTTCCACACCCCCTCGGTGGACATCCTGGGCGTCAAAACGCCCAGCGTCGGCCTGCCCCACATCAACCCGCTGGCCGCCGGCGGGATCGTCACCGGCCCCACCCTGGCGCTGCTCGGCGAACGCGGCCCCGAGGCCGTCATCCCCCTCAACCAGGCCCGCACCGGCCCGGCCGTGGTCATCCAGCAGGCCTCCTTCGCCACCGAAATGGACGTCGACCTGTTCATGCGCCGGGTGGCCTGGTCGGTGCAGGCCCGGGCGGTGTGACATGCCGGCCTGCGCGCGCCGGGCCTGGCTCACCCTAGGCGCCCTCACCGTGGCCCTTGAGGACCAGACGGCCGGCTACTTCTGCTCCAGCCTGGACCTCGGCTACCCGGCCGTAAGAGAGGTCATCAACAACCGGCCCGACCAGAACGGCGCCGACGACCGCACCAACCTCCTCGGCCCCCGGGCCGTAACCGCCAACCTGGTGGCCCTCACCGGGGCCGGGGCGGTCATCGACGACGTGGCCGACAGTTTCGCCCCCTTCATGGACCCCTCCGCCCGCCCCACCCTCCACTACGTCCTGGACCGGCCCGGCACCCCCGAACGGGTGTTGACGGTGCGGGCCGCCAACTACACCTGGCCGGTAGCCGGCCCCTACCAGCGGGACATCCAACTGGCCTTCGTGGCCGCCGACCCCTACGCCGCCGACCCCGCCACCCACACCCTGACCGCCTGGGCCGGGTCCTCGACCGCCCCCGGGCGGGCCTACAACCTCACCTACCCCCGCCTCTACCCGGCCGGCGGGAACGTGGCCAACACCGTCACCGTCACCAGCCCCGGCGACGTCGCCGTGCGCCCCCTGATCCGGATTTACGGGCCGATCACCAAACCGCAGGCGGTCATCCAGGCCCAACCCTCCGGCACCAACTCCTACGTCACTTTCGGGCCGGCCTTCAGCGTGGCCGGCGGCCACTGGGTCGACGTCGACGCCGCCGCCCGCACCGTCTACGTCGACTCCGACCCCACCCAGAACGCTTTGGGCCAGATCGATTGGACCGCCAGCACCTGGCCCTACATTCCGCCCGCCCCGGCCTCGGCCATCGTCAGCCTGAACGGGCAGTCCACCTCGGCGGTAACCCAACTCCAGGTGTCCTGGAATGACCGATACCTTACCTAGGGTTACGGCCCAGACCCCGGTCCCGGCCGGGCGGACCCGGTGGCGGTTCACGCTGCACCACCGCCCCTTCTCCAACCTGTCCACCCCCTGGACCCAAACCATGATCGCCGAACTGCCCGACCTGCGCGGCCGCCGCCTCGAGCAGGCCTGGAACACCCCGGCCCAACTCACCTTCACCATCGACGGCCACGCCCCCGCCGCCGCCCTCATCCAAGAGCTGGCCACCGAGGTCACCGCCTGGCGCTGGGACGAAACCGCCGGCAGCGACATTCCCATGTTCCGCGGCCCCGTCGACCACTCCGAGGACCAGCTCAGCGAACAGTCCCACACCGTCACCTTCGTGGCCCATGACTACCTGGCCCTCATGTCCCGGCGCATGGTCACCGCCGGCAACCAGTCCGGGCCCGGCGGCGCCTGGAACATCGT